CACCTATGTAGGTGATTTGAAAGACCCAATTATCACTGCGGCCTTGAGTGCGGGTGATACTTTGGCGAACAACTGGGTACGCAAAATTGACGGCATCCAGTACAAGACGAACATTACTACCTCTACCATGAGCAACCCATTGGTAGCGGCAAGTTGTGCGTTTACTAATGGCAACGATTTGTCGTTGGCAGACAAGACTCTGACCTTGGTTGATTTGCAGGTTAACGAGGAAATTTGTCGTAAAGACATCTATCCAACATGGCAGGGTCAGTCAGGTTCACGTGTAGGTTCTAACATGATGCGTCAGGAGTTCGTGAACCATGTTCTCGAATTGGTAGCGGCTAAAACTGCGGAACAAGTAGAGACTATCATTTGGAAAGGTGATAGCACTTTGGGAGTTACTGGTTTCTTGTCTAACGATGGTGTTCTTGATTCGACTGGATTTGCTTCAGGTGCGTTGGCATCTGCTACAACTCACGAGTTTACTTCTACTGAAGTACCGAGTGGAACACAAGCGTTTGCGGCGTTCAATGCAGTATATAACAAAGCGGCAACGACTAAACCTGCTATTTTGGCTAAGTCGGATTTGGCGTTCTTTGTTTCTCCTAAGACGTACTCGTTCTACTTGTACCAATTGGCAACAACAGGTGGTCAAGGTTATGTTAACCAAGCGACCAACCAAAACTTTGACGGAGTAACCTACTTGGGTGTTCCTGTTCATCGTTGTCCTGGTATGTTCGACGATACAATCGTTTTGGGTCAAGCGGAAAACCTGATTGTAGGTACTAACGCAGGTACGGACTTGACGCAAGTTGAGTTTATTCCAGTCTATCAATACGATGGTTCAGACAACGTGCGTGTAGTAATGCGTATGGCTTTGAACACCATCGCGGGTATTGCTCCTGACGTAGTTGTTGGATACAATCTCGTTTAATCATGCCGTGTAACGTAACCGCCGCAATTGATGTCAACTGCAAAGAAGCAGTAGGTGGTGTAAAGCGTGTATTCATTGGCGCATCGGATACGGATTTGGTAGAAGACTCAACCTTCGCACTAACTGCGGGTTTTGTATCTACTATCCCTGCCGTAACCTTCTATCAGTGGGACTTCCATCCCGAGAAGTGTACCTTTGAAGCACGTATTCAGGCAAACCCTGAAGCAGGCACTATTTTCTACGAGCAGTCTTTGACGTTGAGCATAGCGCATCTCGACCCGATTGACCAAGGGCAATTGGAACTTCTTGCCAAAGGCAAACCACCAATTATTGTCGAACTCAACACGGGCAAACTGCTTTTGATGGGTGCGCGTAACGGGTGCGATGTCACTGGAGGAGGTGCTAATGTAGGTCAGCGTTTTGGAGATGCTACTGAGATGACTCTTGAAATTATGGCTAAAGAATACGATACTCTCGTGTACTATGTGGCCGCAAGTTCAGGAACTACAACCGCACCGAACTATCCTCTCGATAGTTTGACGGGAGCAACTCTTGCATAAGATTTGAGTTGGAAAGATGGGAAAGGGGATAGCATTAGCTATCCCTTTTTCTTTACTTTGGGTCATGTTCTACTTAGTCAACAATCAAAGCAATACCTTTGCGCTATATACAGGGAAGTATCTCAGTACCTGCACCATGCGCTATACTGACTTGGCTACAATGACGGAACATACCGCTGACCTCGTTATCGAATACCAAAATGATAGGTATGCCGAATTAACGTGGGCAGTGAGTGCAACGTCAGGTCAATACATTTTGGAACTTATGGACGGCGACGAACGCATTGTGGCTCACGTGGCATACATTGCGGACTCTGAGGATGACCCGTTAGATTACTCCGAATATCAATATTATGAATAAACATAATCTTTCCGTACTCTCCTATTTAGCACACGCTACTCCAAACTTTGAAGAAAAGATGGGGCAGTATTGGGTGCAATACGGAGACGGAGATATGTACCCATATTACTTGCAAGATTTGTATGCAAGTTCAAGCGTACACAACGCGATAGTGAAGGGTACTTCCGACATGATTTATGGTGATGGCTTGACGAGTGATAGCAAAGATGAATATGTTGACCAATGGCTTCAGGTAGTAAAACTAATTGGTGACGGCACGTGTTTACGCCGTGCGGCATTCGACTTGAAGTTGTATGGTCAGTGCTATCTCAACGTAATTTGGAGCAATGACAGGTCAAAACCTGCCGAAATTCATCACATCCCTGCGGCAAGCGTTCGAGCAGGTATTTCCGATAGCGAGGACGACCCAAATATCTATTACCTCCACGACGACTGGACTAAAGCAAGCGGACAACCTACGCAACCCATTCCCGCGTTTAGTACCGATGACCGCACTGCGGCTTCTCAGATTCTGCACATTAGGACGTATAGTCCCATGAACTACTATTACGCAGTTCCCGACTATATCGGTTCTACCAACTACATTGAACTCGACCGAGACATCTCAGAGTTCCACCTAAACAACATTAAGAACGGATTGTTTCCGTCTATGATGCTCACGTTCAACAACGGCATACCCACCGAAGATGAGCGCGACCAAATGGAACGCGCTATCTACGACAAGTTTTCGGGAGCATCTAATGCGGGTAAGATTCTTATCAATTGGAACGATACCAAGGACGACGCTCCTTCGGTTGAACCATTCAATTTGAACGACCCACATAAGATGTATGACTACCTGAGCGAACAGGTCATGCAACGCATTTTAAGTGGTCATCGCGTAACCTCTCCTCTCTTGTTTGGTTTGCGTTCTGAGGGTGGAGGATTTGGTTCTAATGCCGAAGAGATGCGGGACGCATACGACCTCTATCTCAACATTGCAGTCAAACCCTTCCAAGACGCACTTATTAAGGGCATACGACCCATCTTTAGCGCGTCTAACATCACGTTAGACTTTAAGTTTAAGATGCTTGTTCCCGCGCGTTTTCTTGACCCATCAGAAGAGGAGCAAAAAAAAAACTCTTTTCGGCAAGAATCACCGAAGGTCAGGGCAATGTGTGGCTGAACCACCTGAAGGACAAAAACTCACCTCCGTCGAACGGGTTCGTGTTGTGGCGTGAAGAACGGGTTGATGACACTTCAGTAGACCACCGCATCCACGAGCGTATGCATTTTGGATTGGAGGACTACGACAACCACACAGAGTATAGCGAATGGGGCGATGTGATTAGTCCCAAGGGCTACCACTTTGCACTTCGGTATCGGTATTCAACCAACGATTCTACCACTGAATCTAAGACGGGTATATCCCGTGATTTTTGTCAAGAGATGGTAGGTCTATCGAAAGACGGATATTTGTTCCGCTACGAGGATATTTCCGACATGAGTGCAGACGGCATTAACGGACAATTCGCGGCGGCGGGTGAATCGTCCTATGACATCTTTGAATTTAAAGGTGGAATCAATTGTTACCATTCATGGTGGAGGGCTATTTTCGTCTACGCGCCAAATGGAATTGAGTCTACCGAAGGTTTAGAAGAAGTTTTATCTTCGGAGTGGGATGAAACCATGCGTCGAGTAGGTAACAACCCATACGTTCCACAAAAGGGAGTCGAAGCATACCGCCCAATTGACGGAAAAGAAAACAATAACGACGGACGATGATACTATATACAAATCCTGCGAAAATCAAGCGAGACACTCCTTTAGGTAGTGCCGTAGATGAGCATCTACTAACCAACTACATTCGGTTGGCGCAAGACAAAGAGATTCTACCAATGTTAGGTACACGGCTTGATGACAAACTTAAAGCCGATATACAAGCAGATACCTTGACTGGTGAGTATAGAATTTTGATGGACAACTACATCGTACCTGCCTTGGTTCAATTTACGTTTGCTATGTTCGCTCCATCCTTGAGAGTTAGGTTCAGTAACAACGCCGTGTCAGTAACTCAAACGGAATCGGGTTCAGGTGCTGAATGGCGGGACATTAAACCTATGGTAGACCTCGCAACAAACATGGGCGAGTTTTATCGGGAGCGCGGTATTCAATACATTCTCAACGACACGTCAGCGTTCCCTGAGTACAATCAAAACACGGGTGCGGACTTATATCCTACGACCAATAATTACGGCAGTACCCTTAACTTAGACCCTACCAATCCATCCAAGTTGGACAAGGTAATTTTAGCCGCATACGGATTTAAGAAGTATCTCTGATGGCATACGAAAAACTAACCGATAGGACAGAACTAACTACTCCCGCAACGACTGATTTAGTCCACGCAGTTGATGTTAGCGACACGGGAACGGATGCGGCGGGCAACTCTAAAAAACTGACCATTGCCAACCTCATGACCCTTGCACCTGTACAAAGTGTAAACGGAGATACGGGAAGCGTAGAAGTTCAGCAGTTCAAAATATACGCTAAAGCAAACGAGGCCATTACAAAGGGTCAGTTGGTCATGTTCGCAGGTGCGCAGGGTTCACACATTCTTATGGAATTGTGCGACCAAGGTAGCGTAGGATTTGACCCTACCTACGTCATGGGTGTTGCTGAGTCTACGTTAGCTATCGGAGATTTTGGTTATGCGATTGCAGAAGGTGTCCTGACGGATTTAAACACGAGTGCCTTTACTGACGGAGATATTCTGTTTTCAAGCGCAAGCACGGCGGGAGCATTTACGACTACCCAACCAAGTCCACCTAACCATGCGGTACAAGTAGCGGCGGTTAGGTATGCACACGCTACTCAAGGGACGCTTCAGATTCGCATAACGCATCTTTTCGATACGGACGAGACTCCCGAAGGTTCTACCAACTTGTACTGGACGCAAGCACGTTTTGATACTGCACTTGCGGCTTCAGATACCGATGACCTGAGTGAAGGCGCAACTAACTTGTATTACACTGCGGCTCGTGTATTGGCTCAAATGGCAGGTACGAGCGTAACAATACATAACGACGTAACAAGTGCGGGAAGTGGGGCTATTATCACTACGGCGGAACGCACTAAGTTGAGCGGCATTGAAACGGGCGCAGAAGTAAACCCGACCGCCGCCGAGGTCAAGACGTTGTACGAATCGAACGCGGACACGAACGCATACACGGACACAGAGAAGACGAAACTATCAGGTATTGCGGTAGGTGCAGAAGTAAACGTCAACGCTGACTGGAATGCGACTACGGGAGATGCGGCTATTCTCAACAAGCCAACTCTTGTTCAGGACTTAACCGATTTAGGAGATACTCCTGCGGGTTATGGGACGGCAGGTCAAGCACTTGTAACCAATGCCACGGCAACGGGAACGGAGTGGGCTACTATTTCGGGTAGCGGTGCAGTAGATTCGGTTAACGGACAAACTGGTGTAGTAGTTTTAGACACGGACGATATATCCGAAGGTGTAACAAACCTTTATTATACGGACGCAAGGGTATCGTCGTATCTAAGCACAAATAAGATTAGAGCAAATTACCCTGTAAATGTCAAGACAACCAGTTTTACGCTTGCTACAACTGATGAGCAGACGTTTATGGATTGCACCAGTGCGTCAGGAATCTCAGTTACTATCCCTACTGGTTTGACAAGATTTTCTGAGTTCTTGTTTTATCAGGGTGGCGCAGGTGCAGTAACCATTACGGCAGGTACTGGAGTTACCTTGCGCAATACCTCAGCGTTTACAAACGTAACTGCCGAGCAGTACGCTATCATCGGTCTAAAGAAGGTTGACGATTCAGGTGAAGTTTATGTATTAACTGGAGAGCGCAAAGTCTAATGAATTTCTTCCACGCCGTAAACTCCGCTATTACGCCTACTACGAGTGCGGGTATTGCCCTTGAGGGCTACCAATTATCTACTAACGCCTCACACTCAAGCACTACTCCAACCTCGGTTAGTTTGCCGTCTCAGGCAAGCGCAGGACACGTATGTGTTGTTTTTATTGGTGGAGACAACGTGACCACATCCGTAATGTTTAACACGCCTACTGGTTGGACTAAGCAAGTAGGTAGCGTGAGTTCTTTATATGATGTTGAGGTAAGCATATTCACTAAGACACTTACGGCATCCGATATATCAGCAGGTTCTGTAATATTTACAAGTAGCTTTACGACAGTCATTCAATGTGGGGCATGGGCCATGGCTTTCTCTGGAGCAAATACTACTTCGCCTATTGATAGTTATCAGATTACTTCAAGCAATAGTGGCACATCATTTACTCTAACAGGAACAACACCAACTTATGGTGGTGGTTATATTCTTGCGTGTTGGGGTTTTGATGGAGGTGATGGTGAACCTTTTAGTATAACTACAAGTGGATGGACGTTACAGGATGAAGCAGATGTACCTCCTGAGGGTGAAGGCGGAACCTATTCTGCGGGTTGGGGTTCTAAGAACACGTTGTCTCAAGCCTCTACATCAACAGGAAACGTAAGTATTACTTGTCAAGTAGAGGATGGAAAAACTGGAATTGTTTTAGTGGTGAGAGCATCATGAATGAGTATATAGTAGAAATCATATTGGGTCAAGGCATCACCTTTGCGGGTGGATTGTTAACGGCTTGGGTTAAGTTGCAAAACGAGTTAGTTAAATTGCGTTCGCGAGTACACGTATTAGAACAGAGCGAGGGACGCATTCAGGATACCCTTGAACAACTCGTCAAGGGCATACAACGCATTGAACTAATGTTAGCTAAAAAAGGGATAGAATGAGAAACCTCGACCGAATCATCCTCCATTGTTCAGCCACGGAAGAAGGCAAGAAATACTATTTGGAAGACATCAAGCGATGGCACATGGACGGCAACGGATGGATAGATGTCGGGTATCATTTTGTTATTGAGTTAGACGGCAAGTTGCGGCAGGGAAGAGATTTGGACGTATGTGGAAGTCATACGCGATACCATAACTCAAGTACCATAGGAGTTTGTTATATTGGAGGTCTGAAGAACGGAGAACCGATAGACACAATGACTTCTATGCAGGAATTGACATGGTTGGAATTAGTTCGTTCCTTGCGGGTAGTGTTTGGAAACCTATCCGTACATGGTCACAACGAGTATAGCGATAAAGCGTGTCCTTCGTTTGACGTTCAAACTAAATACGGATTCTTAAATCAGAAGTAATGGAATTTATCAAACTCAATTGGTCAGAGATTGCACTGGCACTTATCACCGCCGCAGGTACACTAACTGCACTGACCGAGACGAAGAAAGACGACAAGGTGGTCAACATCCTTGGACGTATTTTAAATGCGGTCATTATGGGTAAAAGTCGTAAAGCGAGTAAGTGATTAAATTCATCAATCGGACTACCTTTCGGGTCGAGTGCGAAAGCCACGACAAGTTCTTGTTCGTTTCTGACGTTCACTTCGATTCTATGAAGTGCGACCGAGAAATGTTGACGAGGCATTTCGACCAAGCCAAAAAGGACAAAGCCAAGATATTCGTCTTTGGCGATTGGTTCGATTTGATGCAAGGCAAGTACGACCCACGCGGGAACTACTCCGACCTCCGACCTGAGTACAAGAGTATAACGTACTTAGACGACGTAATCGAGGATTCAGCCCGTTATCTTGCTCAGTACAAAGAGGAGATAGTGTTCATTGGACGAGGCAACCATGAAACCAGTATTGAGAAGCGGTTGCACACATCTCCATTAGACCGCCTTGCGGCTATCCACAACTACAACGGAGGAAACGTAATGATAGGTGGCTACTCAGGTTGGCTTATCTTCAATCTGATGCGAAGTGGTAAAGCGGCAGGACAAAGCAAGGTACATTTCCACCACGGGTACGGAGGCAACGCGCCACGTAGTAAAGGCGTATTAGGTGTAGACATTGACCAAATGCAGTTCCCAGATGCGAACGTCATAGTAAGAGGTCATACGCATCAGAAGTGGCACGTACCAGTCGTAGTAGACCGAATCAACGAGAAAGGAACTTGCTACCAACAACGCATACACCATATCCGTACAGGCAGTTATAAGAAACTTGGAGACAGGTTTGCAGGTTGGGCGGTAGAGAAGAACTTCAATACGCCAACCCTTGGAGGGTGGTGGTTGGAAATAGCACGAAGAAAATTACCTGAGAGGGTTGAATGGAAGGTTTGGGAGTGTGAGTGAGGATTCTTGAGGTTGAGTGATGGAGGGGCGCAAGCCCCTCTTTCAGTATCGGGTTGTTAATAACTTTAACA